GGGTATATATCAACTAGTATTTTATGGTTCCAATCGCCATTACGCGTAACCCCTATTCCTCCATTATTCACTCCAGCTCTTATTGCCTTCAACACATCAGAATGTGATGGTTCTACATCGTAATAGCTTTTATTTTTTGAGGCATCATATAGCTTACCATCTTTTACATGCATGCTCTGCCGAGCTACATATGATTTATTGAAATATGGAGAATTAATATAGTCTATAATGCGAGCTTTGACATCATCTTTAGTTTCGCTATCTTTCCGTTTAGAGATTTCTTCGACACGAACCTTACCATCTTTTATGTAGTCTTTTAGACTCTCAATCACCGGGAGTCTGCGTTTAAAAACATCTCCACTCCACCCCCTAGCTTTTTCAGTCCACGATATATGCCCATTCATTACTAAGTTGCGTCCATTTACCCCTAATATTTGTTCTTGTTCTGTTTTATTCAACGTCTTTAAATATGACAATCCGCCGGCTTCTACATTAGGCTTTGCAACAGTATTATTAATCATGCCATCGATAACTGGCATAATGCGACAAAGGCAATGTGGATGCGCTGGCAAATGTGGGAACTTATCCTTTGGATACACTCCACGACCTAACCCATATAAGTCTGCGTTAGCGTATACATCGCAAATATCGACAATAGGGTGACTCGAACTCATTCGCCACCGAAAGGCTACCACATCAGGATCATCTAAATGTCTTGCAATTTCCCCCTCAGCATATGCCCTCGCTCGTTCTGTCCGCGCAATGCGCTCTGCATGATATCTTGCCTTTTCTTGAGTTGCAACGTACACCGCACGATTAACGGCTGCGGCATTTCCTTTTTCGATTACATCCATCAGTTCGCTATATGCAGCCCTCATCCCAGGTGTTGTGCGTTGTTCAATTAAATATCGTACTTTTCTGATTTGATGTTTTACAACATCACGCCCCATCTTATCTGTAGGAAGCACGATGCTTAATCGATTAATACGTTTTATGAATATTGGTATTTCAGCTTTTGAAATAATAGTTTCACTACCGTAACCATCAAATAAAGCTTTTGCGGTTTCCATTGTGTGTTCACCTTTTACTATTGCATCTTGAATAGTACGGGTTACTTCACGCTTCACGGCTAAGGATGCGTTGTGCAGTCGTTTGGATAAATTCAGTCCGTCTGGAGCCCACGCCTTCTGCATGGCCTTTGATATGGTTTGTAATTTATATGGCATGCCTGCGATTATTGCACTTTTAGCTGCATCACTGGTTACACCTATATCTACACCATACCCCCTGGCACACTCCTCAACCAACTCATCTATTAACGTGTCTCTCATTGCTTCCATTACAGGATATTTTTTATATGCTTCTTTAACAGCATATTTAGGCGTGTGCCCTTCGTCTAGTAATCGACGTACTTCGGCTTCAAACTCATCAATTATATCGCGTATGACACGTTCGGTATGCTTATTCATCTAGTCGCTCACTGTTCTCATCCGGATTTTCTCCATTTGAATACATGTCATCTAATACTTCTTGCTGTGCAGTAGCTTCCACTTCTTTAACAATGGCATCATATACATTGCCGTCAATATTAGGCATATATCCATCAAGGATGCGTTTAAGTACTTCAACATAATATGTTTTAGATTTAAACCCTAAATCAAGGGCTTGCTGTCCTTGAGATAAGCAATCAGCTACATCATTAATGTCAAAGTCCCTTGGATATTCGCATTTATAATTCAACTGCTCGCCAGTCCACAATTCATATAATGCAATAATGGCTTTCTCTGCATTTTCACATTGTACAGCGAAGTTTGCTAGTCGTTGATTTGTTCTTTTGAATGCCCACTGTTTAGCAACCCCTGATTTTTCCTGCTGAACCCCTACTACAGAATCAACACCACCTATGCGGTACATTTCTTTAATTTCAGCTTCCTTTTCTTGCATGATAATTTGTGCCGGCCCATTATCTGGAGCAATAAAAGCAGGAGGATGACTAGCCTCTGATGGATATAGTAGTACGTTGTTAACGCCCAAGGTTAAGTCTTCTATTCCTTCGTCGGATGGCATGGTTAAAGTAGAAAATGTTTGAGAGTTCAAAATCTGTGTCAATAAACTATCAAGATGATAGACTCTATAGTTCTTTTGTGCTAACGAATAGAACTCTGGATGCGGTAATATAGTTGTTTTCTTAGTGCTACGGCCAAACCATTGCACTACAGGTACACGTCCTAACCCATGTTCACCTTCATTAATAATGCCTCGCCCTTTATCACGAATAGTCCATTTTGTATCTGTCCATTCATAATATACTGTTGAACTACCTCCATTATCATCAGTAATAATCGTTCTATATTCGAATCTAATTATTCGACCTTTGTCATCCAGTTTCCAACCAGTCACATCACTAGGTTCAACTGAGGTTAAATACGGTAACCGTCTATCGCGTACATTATCAGCCAAACTTTCGCCAAATTCTGCTTCATTGTTAATGATGACATACACAACACCGTACATTTTTGCAATCAGAGCTTGTTGTTGAATGTATTCTTGTAACGATGTGCCTAATCGATCTGCATCTTTTAAAAACACTTTGAATTTAGCCGTCTCTTTATACTCTCTCCTAATTTCATCATTAAAGATAGGGTCTACATTCGCATTAATAATCGCTGCGGTATGATTAGAATAGCTTGATAACTTTTTACGGAAATTATAATTGTCTATGCTTTCTCTTGGATGCTGTTTTAAACCACGACCTAAAGAGAATAACCCGGACCCATAGTACGCATCATGTAATAACTGGTATGCATACTTCTGTTCGTTTGTAATAAACATGTAATGAAGTTCCTCCTAATAAATATCAGAATTGATGGATTTAATAACAGGCGCATTCAAACGTTCAACAACGCCTGTCGTTGCGTCTTGAGCATCATCATGTGCATTTTTACCTTTGCGTTGATACTTATACATTGATGTATAGTATTCAGGCCAGCGGTCCTTAAAGTTAACTGGGAATAAAACATAATCCATAACTTGTGTTGAATTTGATAATATTCTAGCTTCCTTATTTTTACTTTGATGGAATGCAGTAATCTTTGTTCGATTACCTGGATACTTTTCTTTTAGTATCCGTTTAACATTTCTAGCAAAACCACGCCCCCCATTATTAGACTCTATATCAGCAATATTTACACTATTTCGATTTATTAAATCTGCAGTTTGTTCTTCAGTAATTTCCATAGGCGCATCTGTATACAATACATCTAACACATATGCATAGTCTTTATATACCCCATACACAATGCCACATAAGAAGTCGTCGCCGGTATCTGCAGAGTCTACGTAAGCCTTCACTGCAGAGAATAGTGGATATCCTTTATCATCCCTAGGAACATCCTCATATGTACTGAAATAAGAGTATAGCCTACCTTTTATATCAATAGGCTCTTGTTGGTAATTGGCTGATGCAATATCCTCGCCCATTGCTCTAATTTTAGATAAATAGCTGTCTTTTGACAGTACTTCTGGGCATAGCATTCTACCATCTTCCTGAACCGCTTTCATCATAATCACTTTAGATTTGAACTTAGGATCATCTTTGAAATGCTCGATAGCACGTCCAGCCAAATCATCTGAAGCCCATCGTGTCATGATTATAATAATCTTTCCTCCCTCTTCTAATCGAGAGAGCATTGTGTTTGTAAACCAACTCCAATGTGACTCTTTGACGTTTTCATTATAGGCTTCTTCAGCATTTTTAATGATATCGTCAATTATTAAGAGTGTCGCACCGAAGCCTGTAGATGAACCGTCAGGAGATGTAGCGAGATAGCTATTATAGCCATCCTTCAAAGACCACATATGAGCTGCTCCATCGCCCTCTTTGATTTCAACTCCAGGGAATACATCTGAGAAAACGGTTATATTCTCATCAGCTTTAACTTCCTTGATTGCATTTCGCACTCCCTTGGCAAATGTCTTGGATAAAGTCGCATTGTAAGATCCAGTCATCACCTTTTCTTTGTGGTTTTTACCAAGTACCCATTTTGACAGGTTCTGAGCTGTGCGGCTCTTCCCATGCCGTGGCGGTAAATTAAGAATAAGAACATTGTAGATATCGCCCTCATAAAAATCTTGTAATGCATCGCACAAATCAACTAAATATTGACGGTCGTATTCATAAAAGTCACCCTCTAATAGATGGCAAAAATAAAAGAATTCACGTCTCGCAAGTTCATATTTGAACTCCTGTACAACAGCCGGTGTGAATTCCATATTATCTATCCTCTTTTTCAATAACTTTTCTTATTTCTTCAGTACTTAAGCCAGCTAATGGATTGTGATTTACATTAACATCAATCGTCCGATTTCCCATAGAAATATTGGCAACTTCAGCGCGAATCTTATCAATTCTTGCTCGTTGTTCGTCTGTAGCTAGCGGACTGCGACACATAACGTCGTACTGCTGAATCATTTTAGTTAAAGTGGCCATTGCCACTGATTGGGCCTTCATAAATACTACTTCTTTATCTACCGAAGAAATGACCTTATCTGTTTTAGTAACAGAACGACTGGTCCCTTTAGCTGGGTCAATAGTAACCTCTGTCCTGTTTTCAGTGACTCGTGTATGGTCTTCTATCCCCTCAACATACATCAGCTTTTGCGCTCTAATAATACGTGCAAATTGAACTTTTATGTTCATATATAGAATATCAATGGGGCTTGATTCCTCGACTTCCATCACAATGTCTAAAGTTTCTTTTGGTAAATATTTCGCTAGTAATCCGTGCTTAACAGCATTTTGATTTTGTTTAGGCGCACCACCAGCATTGTATAATGCATTATGATTACCAGGCTGGCCCCCTCGTTTTCTAGTATGCGTACTTTTATTTTTTGTATGCATACTTTTTTTTGATGTATCGCGGAACCACCCATAGCGTGTCTTCCACGATTTAACAGTCGCCAATGACACCCCATACTTATCGGCAATATCCTTATACTTCATGCCATTTAGGTAGTCCTTGTGCGCTTGCTGATGTGTCGTCACATGGCAGCACCACCTCACTCAATTCATGTTGTTTACAAAAACTATTGG